AAAACAATTTTGTAGTAAGGCGGAGTTGCGTTTTCCTTCTGGAGTGTAAGGATTGTTTCGACGTTGGAAGGGCCGAGCAAGCTTTTAGATAGGCTCAAGAAATACTTACGGGCCGAAATGAGACTGGTCGGCGGCACTTTGACCAGGACCGGGAAGGGCCGGTCAGGCAGGAGCATGTAAATATCGCGCTTCGCCGTACAGAACTGGCCCCCGCCTTTTTGAGCAGTTTTCCACTGGGAGAACGGGCAGGTCTCGCAGAGTTGTTTTTGCATGGAAGACACGGGAGAAGGAAATTCATTAACCAGCCCTTCGGGGCGCTGGACATAGGGGCTATTTTTGAAGTTCTCATAGACCCATTGACGGTTTTGGGAACCGACCAGCTCGCCGGTCCGCTGGTCCTTCCGGCCAACACAATCCGGCGGCATGTTAGAGTTGCCTTCGTTCAGGGGTTTGAGCCAGAGGGTTTGAACCGGCTGGTGAAAGATGATAATCCCTTTTAATTGTTTCGGGGATTCGTCACTGTCCGGCAGGTTCCACACGGGCGCGGCGGTAGCGTTCGGGACGGTCAAGGTGTCAAAATCGTTTGGCCCGAAGCCTTCCGAGCCGAGCGACTCGGCCAAGCTTTCGGTGAGTTCGCTGGTGTCGAGAGAAAGGGCAACATATTCGGGAGCCGTAGCGACGGCCAGGTCGGTAGTTTTGGTAGGCATAGTAAAACTCCTTGTATTTTTGATTCGGTGAATCGGTGTTAACTTGCTTTCCTGACTCGCACTTCCGGCGTTTCGGAGATAGTCAGGACTTCGAGTAATTCGGGGGATAGTTCGGTGCCTAACTCCCTTTGCTCGCTATACCAGCTTGAAAGAGAATTAGTGTTTACGGTTTCTTTGACCAGGTAGCCCAGGCCGTTACGGTCCAGGACTTCTTTGACGCCTTCCTGGTCCAGGTCGACTTTTACCCAGGCGCGGGAAGTGTGATAGATGGTCATGCCGTCGAGCCGGGCGCGCTCCAGCCCGTTATCGGCGAAATATTCAAGGGCTCTTTCCTGTGCGGCTCTCCAGTTTTTTTGTGCTTCACTCTCGGCGGCTTTAGCTTCGTCAAGGGCCTTCCGGGCTGCTAATAATTGTTTTAAGACTTCCATCTCTTCTTACTTTCTCCAGGGGCCCGATGGGTATTACCGGGCTCCTGGAAACTGTTTATACTCACTCAATTCATTTCATTTTTAAGTTTTTTTCTCTTTTACTAACTCAGTCATTTAATCATCGGTGTTCACCATCCTTTCTAAAGCAGACTGGCAATTTCGTTAGCAAGGGCGTCAAGTTCGGAATCTTCGATAAGGTTCTCCTGGCCCCGGCTCCGCGCATACTCAACTGCTTTCCTACCCTTTACCGGAGTTTTCGCCTTGCTATCTTTTTCACCCGCTTTGAGGTCTGTTTTCCTTCCCCGGTTATATTTCACCCGGTTGTAATATTCGGTGTGCTGAACATCGTTTTCATCGTCCGGCGGGTAAACGCCGTTGGTCTCGAAGTAGAGCTTTCGATATTCGAAAGACGCAAGAGCGAAGTTCGCTATCTGGTTATTGGCCGATGCTGTAGACTGGAAATTTAGTCTAGCAGCAATCTTGTATTTTCGCAATCGAAGAAACTCTAACATCGTCATAATGATGTATATTAGCAATTGATTAACACCCTGTCAAGTGTTAATGCACACCATTTGATAAAGGGCAAAGCCTTAAAAAGGTTATTTGCCCGTTACAACTTCCCTTAAATGATAAGTCAGGACTTCTTCGTTAATCTGGAGCTTGTGAGCCAGGTTGTACATGATTTTGCGGTCAATCGTATTTTTAGCCACGATGTGATAGATGGTCACCGATTGCCGCTGGCCGGGCCGGTAGGCCCTAAAAAGGCTCTGTTCATACGTAGCCGGCTGGATATAGCCGATAGAGTAATAGCACACGTAATGCGCCCTGGTGAGGTCTATACCGGCCCCGCCGGCCTGAATCTGGACCGCCAGCACCGGCGCGGCCCCGGCCTTCCACTGGTCCAGTTGGTTTTCCCGGCCCGATAGCTCCAGGGACTTGCGGCCCAGTTTAAGGCTGACTTTATGGACAATATCCAGGTCGTGAGTGAAGCGGCAGAAAATGACGAAAGGTTCTTCGTCTTCGACCCCTTCCAGGAGTTCGGTCAGGATTTCTTCTTTGCCAAAATCGACCCGCTCCAGCTCCCGCCCCTGCTCGGTCTCCACAGGTAGCCAGCCGGACGTAAGCTGCTGGAAGCGAAGGCCCCGACTGAGCACGTTCGAGGTTCGGATTTCGCCTTTGTCGAGCTTCGCCAGGAAGGTCCGGGCCATACTCATATAGGCGGCCTGGGCCTTGTCTGACAGCTCGAAGGCCCGTTCGATAGTCTGGAGCGGCGGCAGGTCCAGCACATCGGCGCTCTTAACCCGGTAAGCCCGGCTGTAAATCTTCTTATTCAGGTCGTCGAAATTCTTGTATTCGGTTACCCCGAATTCGTCGAAGTCGGCGTACTGGTACTTAAAAGCGTTGAAGCTGGTGCCGAAGATGTTCGGTTCCATGAAGCGGTACTGGCCGTAAATCGAGAGCGGCGAGCTGGGGAAGGGCGTACCGGTGAGCAGGTACCGGTAATGGACGCGCTTCCCCAGGTGATAAAGGAATTGGCTGGCCTTGCCGCCGGGCGCCTGTATCTTCTGGCTCTCGTCGCAGAATACCGCGTCAATCGGCAGGCCCATAAGAAAACTCTTCATAGCCGGCTGGATACCGAGTTCGTAATTCATGACCAGCACGGCGGCGCCCCCTGTGGACTTGGCTTCTTCAAGGAATTTCTTTGCAATTTTGACCTTTTCGACGGCAGTCTTATTGAATTTAAGGTGTAACACCTGGACCGGCTCGGCAGCGTATTTTTCGAATTCTCCCGGCCAGACCGAATCTACCGCCGACTTGACCGTAAAAATAACCGAGAGCTTGAAACCCTTATTAACAATCAGGTCCACCGCTACTTTTGATTTACCGGTACCCATTTCCATGAAGAAGGCGAAGCTGTTCCGGTGATAGGCCAGTCTGTAAGCAGTCTCCTGGTGACTCCAGGAAGGCTTCTTGCTTTTAACAGGCGGCACCGTCTCAGGGTCCGGCGGTAACTCTTCTTCCTTCGACTGGATAATTACCTTCTGGGCTGAGCGCATTTTTTCAAGAATTTGAAGCTGTTTTGGGCTTAATGGCATCTTTATACCTTCTAACACATTTAGGGCAGTAAGCTAATCCTTTATCTACATCTAATTTCCAACCTGCCGCTCTTGCTGAATTTCTAGCTCTGCTTCCTTCTTCCCGGCTGATAAATTCATGCGGAAATTCTTTGTAGCTATGGAAAACTTTTTCTTTGTCGTTAGGGTCAAAAACATTTTCCGGGTCCATATCGTCGTAATTTTCACAATAAAGAGCTAAAGTGTAATTACCGTAAATTGGCATTTAATACTCCCCAAACTTCAAAATAACCTTTTTCTAAACTTACACCTTCAAATTGATAGGTGTAATCGTTTCTTTTTAATTGATTTTGCGCTTCTTCAATGGTATCGAAACGCCCAGTTAAATATCCTTTTTTGGAGAAAAGCTCAATTAAAAATTCTCTTTCCCCGTATCTTATAATTGCTACTTTCTCTAACACTTAAACCCCCGTTCTTAAATTATTTAAGGCCGCGAAGCTCGCGCTCGCATAACCAGGTCGTCTTTTCTTATGCTGGTAACGTAACCGATAGCACTCTTTACAGATACCGTTCGGCTTGTAATTTCGAAGGTAAAACTCGTTATATTTTTTCTTATGTCCACAGGCCGGGCACCTGTGCTCTTTCTGGTCAAACATTTACAACTTCTCCCCGATTAAGTCTTCGATTTCAATTTTTTCTTTCTTTACCCAGGTCGGACTGCTGAACTCACGACCATTAAACTTGAATTGAACCAGGGAGAAGTGTTCCGGCATTTTATTAAGCCAGCCGCCGCGAGCCGGGTAATGCTCAATCCAGGAGAGCTTGCCGGGGTCGATAATCGGGAATTTCTTGATAATCTCGGTTGCCAGTTTTTCGGCGGCGTTGGTAATGCTTATACCCCGGTTCGCGTACCCGCCGGTAGAATCTATCGGCTCGGTTGCTATGACGGTAGTCCAGCCGTTATCGGAGCGGTAAATCTTTATGTAGCACCAGGCCGCCGAGCCATAATAGCCCTGGAAATCGTAGACCTTATCAAGCAGCTTCATTTTTAGATTTCCTTTTCGTTCTAAAAGGTTTCACGTAAAACTCTGGTACACCGTGAAAGACCGCGCTGGTATCTAGCCGCCGTAAGTTGTAAGCGAAGATGACCGGTTCCTGGTCCTGGTTGACCGGCTGGCCGCCGGCCAGGTCGTTATCAAACTGGCCGACCATCGTTACTTCACATAACGAAGTGTTGTCAAAGAAAAGGTTAACCAGCTTGACCTTATCGCCGACTTTGAATTCAGGCTCTTTTTGTTCCATTTATCCGCTCTCTTTGAAGCTCTTCGTCGCACCAGAGGTCGTAACAATCCCAACAAATTTTATGTGTCTTTTCCTTCTCATCTTCGAAAATCGGGTAGAAGCCACGTTTAGGATTTGTTTCGTGACAGATTTCGCAACCCCTGCCTTTATGTTTGTTATTGACTACCCAGGTTTCCGAGAGCTGTTTGTAACCTAATTGTTCAGGTGTTTGCCCTACCGGTTGTCCCAAAAAGGGTCAGGAGCCGGCGCAACCACCTCTTGTTTCTGAGCTTCTTTCTCCAGTCTCTTTTTCTCAGAATATTTAGCCCTGGCTTTGCGGAGCACTTCTTGTCTGGCCGGACTTAGTATTTTTTTTTTTCTGCCGGTGCTGGAGTCGAACCGGCCTGTTCAACTATGAATTCGACCTGGAAGTTTAGAATTTGCTGGTCGTCTAACCCGGATAAGACCCGGTAACCAGCTTGCTCGAAATAGGTCTTAATAACCTTCGTAAGGTCTTCCGTGTTAAGAGAAGCCTTGGTTTCAATCTTCATAGAAAACTCCTAGTGGTCGTTAAGTTCGCGGTCGTCTACGGTATTTCTAATAGTTATGTTTACATAACCAAGTTCTATAGATTGCCCGGTGTTTCGACCGGAAGGGAATTTAACCCCTAAAGCTGAAGCTATGGCTTCGGGAAGGGTTTCCGATTCATCGCTGAGAAAATAGAAATTAGTTTTGCTGAAACTGAGTTCCCCGTTAATGCTGGCAATAATCGCTTCTTCGACTTTGCCTTCGAGCTTTGTAGCTATGAAGTTCGCGGTCTCGCGGTCGTTAGCTCCGGCCAGAATTTCCCCGGTCTCCGGGTTAACAACTTGCCACTTAAATTTTTGCTGCATTTTGACCTTCCTTTTTCGGACGCCGGCGGCCCTTGATTGCCCCTTTAGCCTCTTCAATAACGTTTTCGTAGGCCATTTCGAGCGCTTCGTGATAATTCAGGCCCCAGTCTTTACCGCTGTTTTTCTTCAGCTTTTCCGGGCTGTCGTATTTCGAAATGCGCTCCAGGGTTTCGTAATAGTCCAGTTCGTTACTTACTCTCATATTTCTCCATGTCCTTCTTCGCAGCCCGGCTTTTCTTGAAACCAACCCAGACCGCTTTTATCAAGCTCTTTTCAAGCTCGGTAAAATAACTTCCGTTCCAGGTAAAAGACCAGCCGGTTCTTTTGTTCATTCCATAATTTGTGTCATAGTCCAGTCCGTAACGGTCTTTACCTATTCTGATATTGAATCTCAATGAAGTTGTTTTCATTCCCTTAACTTCCAGACTACTTCGGCATCGCCCAGGAGAGTAGCCAGGGCATAGGTGATAATGCTGGTAGCGACGGTCTTATTCATATCGTCGAGCTCGCCGCCCTCACCTATATAACCGTCTAAATCTAAATCACCACCCGGTGTGTAAAGCTCTAAATTCCAGCGGCAATGCTTGAAATAAAAAAAGAAGTCGCAAAAAAGCGTAGGGCTGGTTTGTACGGTGCCGCTATATTTAGCTGGCGCGGTCTCGCTCTCCTGGGTTAGTTTAACTATCTTGATTGCCATTAATTATTTCCTGAGTAACGATGAGCTACCTTCTTCCAGCTATTGAAATCGTGACGACGAAAACGGGTGCTGGTGCGGAAGTCCAGGTTATAACCGCGAGAGTCATAAGTCACACCATCAATAGTGCGTTTCTTTCCAAGGACACGGGGACGGGCTTGAGTAATCATTGTTAACTCCTTAACTTTTCCTGTAACGATGTTTCTTACCTTTGACCTTGTTATGAGCGTAGGCTGCTCCGAGACCTACCCCATGACAGGAGCAAAAGAACATATCTATGCGTTCGACAAAAGCCTTACCGCCGAGAGAATGAAAATCGGGGTTTTTAGCCAGAGCCGCAAGATAGCCTTTACGACCGGCTTCACTCCGCTGTTTACTTCTTTTTTCTTCCTCTTCCGCGTCAGACACAATGTTAAACCAATGCTATTTCAATATTGTTTTAATACTACTATAGTAGCAAACTAGCTTCGCTATGTCAATAGAAATGCCTAAAATCCTGAATTTCGTTGACATTAATAGAGTGCTATTTTAGAATTGTTTTAATGTTGGAATAATATTGATGACAGGTGACGAAAAGAAAGAAAACGAATGTCCATACTGGTTGTAGGGTCAACCAAAGGGGGTAGCGGGAAGACCACACTCGCAACTAACCTGGCCGTCTTACGGACCGCTCGCCGGCGCTCCGTGCTCCTGATTGACGGCGATAAGCAGGAAAATTCTTTAAGCTTTACCCAGTTAAGGGACGACAACCTAGGCAATATCGGCTTCGCGGCGGTAAGCCTTAGAAACCGGCTCCTGAGCGCCCAGGGGGCCGATTTAGCGGCTAAATACGACGATACCATCATTGACGTAGGCGGCCAGGACAACCTGTCTCTACGGGCCGCCCTGTTGATTGCCGAGACCGTCCTGGTGCCGGTCCAGCCGCGCACTTACGATATACTGGCCTTCCAGCAAACTCTCGAAATTATCGAAGATGCAAGGGCCGGGAATCCACACGAAATAAGGGTCTGTACAATCTTGAACATGGCCGACCCGGCTGGCCGCGATAACGAAGAGGCCCTGGAGTTTTTGAAGGGGATTGAAGGAATCGAGGTCCTGGGCAGCATTGGCCGGCGCAAGTCATTCTCGAACTCGTCGGCTACGGGCCGGGCCGTCACCGAATACCAACCACGAGACCCGAAGGCTATCGAAGAAATAACGGCGCTCGAAAAAGAAATTTACAAAGAAGAGGATTAATTAAATGGCGCTCACTACCAAAGTCACGAAACTGCCGGTAAAAGGGAATACCGACCAGGCCGCCGCCGCTGACCGCTTCCTGGGCGAGCTGGAAGCCGAAGTCGCCCCACCTGTGGAAACCGAGAGCAGAAAAAATAAAAAGCCTTATTCGACTTACTTTCGACCGGCGCTCCTGGAAGAAATCAAAAAAGCCGCTGAAGAAGACGATGTGAGCGTCAATACCTGGATTAACAATGCTTGCCGGGAAAAGTTAGCGCGGCGGGGAGCTGGAGAGTAATGAAAAAGAAAATTGCTAAAATTTACTCTAAAGACTGGGTTTTTCAAATCAGTAACGAAGTAAATATGAATGAGTATTTATCGGACGAAGTTTTTGAAGAGCTAAGGAAAGATTTACAGGAAAAGGCTGATAAGGGGGAATTGCCGGTTAAAGTTGAAGATGTAACAGAAAAGTATCCTAATATGTTTGTCCGTATCGGCTAATCCAAAATTAATCCTCTTGACTCTTCCCCATTAGTTGATAACATGTTCTAGACATAATAAAAGCCCCTATTTGCACTAGGGGCTGAAAATTCTTTTCCAAATATTTGACCGAAATGGCTTTTAAAAAAGCTCCTTTTTCGTGTCCTTCACATCTTAGCAGGTGTGAAAAAGAAAGTAAATAGCCAAAATGACTACTTCAACCGAGTTTGAAGGTTTTGGAGAGCCGACTTTTACCGGAATTCCGAATAAGTTCCTGGATTTTTTAATGCAGGATTTATCCGAGAGCGAGTTAAAAGTAATGCTCTATATTTTCCGGCACACTTACGGCTATACCACGCAGTACGGTGACCGGAAAGCCGCCGACGCAATCAGCTATAGCCAGTTCATGGAAGGTATCAAGCGGTTCGACGGCTCCCAGGTGGACCGGGGAGCTGGAGTCAGCGAGCGGAGTTTAGCGACAGCTCTAAAGAGCCTGGTCCAGCGGGGTTTCATCTTCAAACATTTGATGAATAAGGCGAACGGTGCAAAAGATACCAGCATCTATGAGCTTAACATCAAGGGTTATCCACTTATCCACACCCCTACTGCAAATTTTGCAGATGGGGGTACCGCAAATTTTGCAGATACCCCTACTGCAAAATATACAGATACAAAAGAAAAACAAAATAAAAAGGTTAATACCTCCAGGCAAAATAAAAATAAAAATGCCGGGGCTGTAGACTGGGCTAAAAGAAACGATAAATGGGGAGAAGATTAATAAAATAAGGGCCATGCAACCGCCCGGAGCATGGCCTGTTTAGATGACAGAAGATGTTGTTTAGGGGGTCGCTTTGCCGGCGGCGATGTTGGCCGCCAGGGCCTCGGAGCCGACCAGGCCGAGCATAAAGACCCCTTTGTCCCGGTGATACTCGAACCGGGCTCGCTCGAAATACTGCTCCAGGATAGCCGTCTCCGGGTTTTTAGGGTCCGGGATAGTGCCGGCCTGGACCCGGAGCCCGGTAAGCGGGTAACCGATAACCGGCAGGCCGCCCATTCGCCGCCACTGGTCCAGGAAACCATGTTCGTTTACGACCCATTTATCGGTCACCGTACAATGCCAGGTGTTCGGGTCACCGAACGGGTCCTCGATATTCGTCGGCTGTGGAGTATTCATAAGCTGCTGAGTCATTTTTACCAACCTTTCCAGCGATACGGCTTTACCAGGGCAGCCTTTGTGCTCGCCGATTTCATAATGACCTACGATATGTTCCCTGTCAGCCGGCCAGCCGAATTTCGTACACCAGTAAGCGCAGACTTCGGCCAGGGCCTGGTATTGAACATCGGTAATTTCCTGGCCGGCGAAACCCTGGTTTTCAATCGTTAAAGAGACAACATTAGAGTTTATGCCCCTGGGGGCCAGTAAATTAAATATGGCCTGGATAACCCGGTTAGTATGGTTAATAGGCTCGGTAAAATCACCGTTAGTCCACACTTCGTCCGTGTCGAACATCATGCGAACCTTTTCACCGACGCGGGTAACCCAGAAGGTGCTGTCGGCCAGGATACCGGCGAAATAGCTCGGTAAGTCGTTGAGACCTTCCTGGATATGGATGACGATAATACCTGCCTGGTAAGTCACCCCGTAGCGCTTACGGCCCCGTCCGGCCCTGCTGAGCAGCCTTTGAGACGTAGCAGGGTCTTTGCCCGGGTCAAAGACTGGCAGAGCCGTCAGGAGCGCCAGGAAGGCTATAAAAAAGTGAATCATTTTAATCTCCTAGCTTGTAGTGTTAGCCCCGATTTGAAGCCCGGTCTCCTGGGCTTTCTTCGAAATTTCACCGGTAACCGTCTTATAACTCGCGCCGGCGGCCAGGAGCACAGTAAGAGCTGTAGCGGCGTAATTGGTCCAGTTGAGCTCTCCGGCCAACCAGACGGCTACCAGGGCTTCCACAAGGGCCAGGACGGACGCTATAAGGCTTTTTACCCAACCTGGGGCCGTTTTAGCCGTCAGGAAGCCTACCAGCGGCGGCAGGATAAAAGCGGATATAAAACCGGAAAGAATGACCAGGGCAACGTCAACCGCCGACGAAAGTGTCGGCTGGTTAATTTGCTGGTAAAGGACATGAAAATCGTACATATCAACTCTCCTTTGCAATCTTGAGATATTTTTCTCGTATCGCTCGCTGGCTCGAAAGGCAGCTTACTTTTACGAACCGGTAAACCAGGAAATATAAGAGGACCATGTGAAAGAGGGACCGGATAACATCGTTACTGAAGAAGCCGGCCAGGGCCGGACCGTAGCCGCCCTGGAAACTGCTCGCAGCGTTGACGAAAGCAAAGCGCATGAAAAAAGCTATTAAAACGATGCAGATAGTTAAAACTATCCGGTATCGAATCCAGCGGGGCTTCTGGAAAATCATCGTCACCAGGCCGATGATAAAAAAGTTCATAAGGATATACTCAGCTTTGATTAGCCAGGCTAAGTCGACTCTATTGGCCCAGTCGATTAAGTTGTTCAACCATTCCATACTGCTAATCCTTTTTCGTGTTCGTATTGCCCTGGGGCAGCTTAGCTTTAATAAACTCGACCAGGCCGGGAGTCATATCCTGCATACCCTTAAAAAAACTGGGAGCGCCGAAACCGATAATTATAGAAACTATGGGTTGCGAATTTATAGAGAGTGCTACCAGGGCTCCAAAAGAAGACCAACCGAAGTAATGAGTAAGACTTTCTTTTTTTACTCCCGGTTTCGAACTGGGAATGAGCGAATTGCGAATAAAGGTACCGAGCCAGCCGCTCACCAGTCCGTAAATAAAAGAAAGAATCGCGTTTTTATCAGGCGTTAACAGGTCCGTAAAAATATCGTAATGAGTAAATAATAAGTTCATTTGCCTTGACCTTGTTGATTAAACAACTTTCCTGAGAGTAAAAGTCCTGGTCATTTAACCAACAATCCGTATGAAAACAGATTGTTTGTAAACTGTTAATGTCCCGGCACTAATTGAGGGCGAGACATTGTTGCGGTAGACCAATCCCACCAAAGCCGCCGTGCTGGTGTTGTAAACGGTATTAACTCCTGGTGCGCCGAAATGATATATCTGACCGGCTGTATTGTGTGTTGCGTCACGCAAAATCACACCGAATATTTCAGTAGTAGCCCCGGCTGAGTTAGTTATGAATACGTTAGGTTGCCAGTAGTGAGTAGCGTCATAAGTTGCCGCAGTAGAGCAAGTAATCTCCATACCAACAAAAACAAATGAACTGCTAGGAATCGCCCCCAATAGAGACCCATGGACAGACCCCTGGCCGAATGAAGCATTACTTGTAAAAGTAAAAGGTTGCGCATAGGTGCCTGTTTGCTTAATTTCAACTTCAAAAAGTTGGGTTGAAAGCCACTTGGTACCATCGCAGTAATATTCGAGTTTGTCTGAATCCTGGAAAAACCTGTAACCGTTTAAATCAGAGCTGGCCGCCGGCAGGGTAGCGACCTTTTTTACAACGTCAATATCCTGAAAAACATCTAAAGTTTTTAACTTTTTAATGTCGTTTTCCAGGCTGGCCGTTTTTTTATTTAATCTTTTTATATGCGGGTTAAAATCGGCTGTCATAGAATACCTGTTAGCTGTACCTGGATTTCCTCTTTGCCTTCGACGTTAACCGCTAACTGATTCAAACGACAATTATTCAATTTACCTAAAAACTGGCAGGGTAAAATATCACCGAAGTTGTAATCAATTCCGTAGCGATTAAAGGGAGTTTCAATTAACTGGCCGGAGAAAACAATATTGCCCTTGCCCGCTCGCAGGGCCGCGTCAGCACTGTCCTGGACCTGAGCCAGTGTGTCACTTTGCCGAGCGTCTTCAAAAGTCTCACGCCGGGAGAACGGACCCAGGGTCCACCTGGCTACGTTTGCCGAAGTAGCAACTTTCCGGCTTGTGCCTGTATCCTGGCCGCCGCAATAAACAAAATTAATTTCGTTGTTATAGTCAAATTCAAATTGAGCAGAACCAAAATTCCCAAAACTCGGGTCCAGGATTACCGGATTCATACTATTGAGGGTACGGTCAGTTCCCCGCTGTTTAGAGTAAGTTCGAAGTTCCAGCTTACCGGCACCGTCGTAAACTGTATCGAATCCAAGGTAGGTGCCGGCAGTTTCCGAAGCATCGGCTATATCCTGCATGGCTTCGAGACAATTCTGCCAGGCAAAACTCATATCGACGCTCGCGCCGTCATTTAGATTAGGCTGGATTGAAAAATAATTACTGGGAATACCGCGTGGGTAAAGCCCGGTGTTGGCCGTCCCGGTATAGTCATTGGCTGTGGAAGCAATATTTTCGGAAGCGATAGATTTAATGATGTTTCCAGCAAAACCGCTCTTAGAAGCCTGAGAAGTCCCTGAAAAATAAGCGACAATCCGGTTTAAGAGAGCCAGTTTACCGTCTACAGCAGCAATCTCTAATAATAACTCTCCCCGGTCAGAAACATAGGGCCGGTAATAAAGGATAATCCACAGGGCTTCGAGTTCGAGCTTTGCTATGGTTTGCCCTGCTGCTTTACGCCATATCTCAATCTGACAATACTCGCTTACAAAAGGCAAATATTTTATAGGTACCACTATGACCAGGTTACCTAATTTTTTTTCAGCGTAAGAGTAATTAAGTTTTACAAAATCCGGTATAACCTTCAGGCGCTGGCCGACCGGGCTGTTTAAATAAACATCGTAGTTGCTGCCGCTAGTTGTTATCATGCGCCGGCCTCAAATCCCCAGTGAGTATTTTTGTAAATAAGCTCGATTTTCCCAGGGGAAATAAAACTTAGTACAAAAACAACGATATTATTGACTCCAGGCACCAGGCTAAAAGCTGACATATCGCTGCCGCCCAGGAGCTTATTTAATATGTTGGAATTGGCTTGCGGAAAATTCGAGGTAAAAGAAACTCCGTTCGGGCCGCCGGCTTGCAGGTAAGCTATTTCGCCAGGCTGGCAATAATAATTATTAAAATAAAGAACTTTTTTAGTTGTGCTGTTAGCGATAAAAACCGGTTGGCAAAACCCGGTAAATTTAATCAAGGGAAAGCAGTCAGCCGTTCCGGTGTAATTAATCGTGGTAACCCCGGAATAATTCAGGGTAAGGGAAGCGTTGACTGCCAGGGCCAGTTCTTTATCGGAAACTCGAAAAGCCGATTGCGAAAACCCGGTAGAACCGCCGCTACTGGAAATATCGAAAGGGGTATAAATACTACCGTTCCATTTAACGGCGGTAGGGGAAATCGGGTAAGTGTTATCCCCGGTCTGAGTAAAAAGCCCGAAAACATAAACGTCGCCGTTTACCGGGTCTATGGTCAGAGTCCGAACTATACCGTTAAGGCCGGGGCCCAGGGCCGACCAGCTCGTACCGTTCCAGATTGCTATATTTTTAGCAGTCTGACCGCCAGCAGTTGTAAAATCACCGGCAGCAATTAACCTGCCGTCCGGCAAAAAGCCGATTGACCAGATAGCACCGCCGCCACCGGTTATACCGGAACCCAGCGCAGTAAAATTAAAAGAAACCGGGTCGTATTTAACAATATTATTAGCGCTTACACCGCCGAAACTGGAGAAAGTCCCGGCCAGGTAAATAAAACCGTCCGGGCCTTTTACCATGCACCGGACCGAGCCGGTCGTGCCGGTACCTACTGAAGACCAGGTAGTCCCTGTCATTTTGGCAAAATGGCCGGAAGGCGATGAGAATCCGCTTGAAAGCGAAGCGATATAAATGTTGCCGTAATTGTCCATAACCATGGAACTGACAGCGCCGTTCGGGGGAGTGGTAGGCCCGGCGCTCTGAAAAGTACCGCCGGAATATTTCATGACGTAAGACTGTGGAGTATCGAAATTACCGCCTATATAAATATCCTGGTTCGGGGCCTGGATTATAGTACTTACCTGAGAAGCAGCAGGTATCGGGCTGTAAGAAATAGCCTGGTTAACTGTGCCAGACCGGTTAGCTACTTTAGCCTGAGTGTTTGAATTCCCGTACCATAAATCACCTGACTGGTCATACAAGAGCGCTCCTATAGGCCCGTTACCGACGTTTGCGACATTCCAGGTGCCGGTCGGCCCGGTCTTATATTGATAGCCCAGGGAGTTAGCAGCCGTAGAGAAAAAATTAGTATTAACGGTATTGGAAGTAAGTTCGGTTATGGAAGGCGGAGCCAACTCTAAAAAATTGAGCGCAAACTTTTCCGAATAAAGGTCGGTCGTATTACCTTCCAGGCCGCCGGTATAAATAACCGGGCAGTCCAGAGGGTCACCGATTTTATTCCCGTTATAGTCCACAGCCTGGAAGCGCAAACTCAAATCTTTTGCAGTCTGCAAAGAATTGGAAGGGGCAACCAGGTTTATTAAAGACTGTTTTAATTTCTGTAAATTGAAATGAGTATTGGCCTGGGCAGCAAAGGATAAAATTATCGGCCTGGATTGCGGGGTAGTCCTTTGTAAAAATCCACCAGGTAATAAACCGTAAGGAATTATAGTATTTTGAATAGGCGGTAATCCTGTGCCGGCATAAGCCAGCACCTGAAGACCGGGTAAATTCAAATTAACAACGCTGCCAGAGGTATTATTAACAATGGAAAAAAAGCCTTTCCCTAAAAGGGGAGCCAGGGCATAAGTAAAATTATTATCCGGTATTTGCGAGTGCTGGTAACCTGGCATTGTTTTTCCTAACTAAGGGTCTCTAAAATTCTGAAATCAATAGCAATATTTTCGGTACTTCGCATTGATTGCATACTCAGGTTGTACTGCCGGGCGTCGGTATAGCTGGTAGTAGAGTTATAAATCTGACCGCCGGTTGCCGCCGGGCTGTAATTCGAGTATTTACCCTGGAGCATGCCCCTGGTTGCCGGGGCCGAGAGAATATCGGTGCCGGCAGGTAAGGAAGCAACGGTCGGCATAGCTGCTAAATAACTCTGGCCGCTCGGCAAATTAACCATCTCCGGGCCCCTATCGGCGATAAAAGCCATGCCGCCCCTGAAACCCTGGATACCGCTCGCAAAGGCAGGGATAAGGCCATTTGAAGCGGCAGAGCTGTTATTGCCGTTGCCGGAGTTGGTAACAACCCAGGGGCCGTGCGAGCTGACCGGGTCATCGCCGTAATTATGAAACTGGGTACCGTTCGCCTGGTTTACCGCCGAAGTTATAGCCGCTAGAATCTGGTTAACCCGGTTGAGCAGGTCGGTAAGTTTCTGGACCAGGATGGTTGTATAGCTGTCAATGACCTTGCCAACCGCATCTAAAACACCGGACATAGCGTCGGCGGGGCTCCCAGGTCCTGTAGATTTATCGGCTATATCTTGCCCGGTCTGGTCGACCTGGAAGGAAATATTGTGTAACTGGTCCTCGATAGGCTTAGTGTTGTCCTCGATTATCTGGCCCATTGTGCCGGTAAGATCGGTTATAGCGCCGGTGATTTTTGGCTTAAAACTGGTTATGGAAGGTGCCAGTTGTTCGAAGGTATACGGAACATAATCCAGACTCTTTTCAAATTGAGTTTGATGTATCTCCACAGTCTCCAGCACGCCGTCGATTACCTGGCCTATGGCGGTAGAGGGTAAATCCCCCTGGTTGGTAATACCTATAGCAAAACCGAGCGAAACATCTTCGCCGATACCGATGAAAACCTTAGAAGGGGAAGCGCTAGAAAGTGTCCGTTTGGCCGAATTAATAGCCCCCTGAGCCACGTTAGAAGCCGCGCTCGCTACCGCCGCCGCCATAGCGCTGATACCGGCCATAAGGCCCTGGGAAATGGTTTTACCGGCGGCGGTAGCATCAGCGGTATAGTTCTGGTTTTTAACGGTCGTGCCGACCTTGTTAAAATCCCCCTGAACATTCGTAGCCATGCCGGAAGTAGCAGTAGAGACATTCCCGGCAGCGGTCTGAATATTGGAAGAAGAAGTGCCTATATCGGTAGCAGCAGTACCCCAGGAGCTGCTGGCCGAAGCGGTATCGTTCTCAATATTTTTTGCCAGGTCGGACGAAGACTTGGTAGTATCATCCCAGGTGACATTAATTTTATTTTTAGTACCTTCTGCTGCCTTCGAGAAAGCGTCGAAAGCTCCCGGAATGTCACCCGAAAAAAGCTTACCTATGGCATCGGCACCGTTTCCAAAACGGTCTATCAGGTCATTCCAGATAGAAATAATCTTATCAATGGCCCCGTGCAACCCTTCGTTAAAGAAGTTAGCTATGCCCTGGACTGCCGGTAAAACAACGGTATTGGCTATGTTAGCCAGGTTCTTGAAAATCGGGATAAGCGGGTCGTTTATGAAGCCCCAGATTTTTTGAATAGCCGGTAAAACGACGGTCGTTATTACGTCAGCCAGGAAGGAAATTATGGGTTCCAGGACGGTCCCGATAATGGACCACCAGCTCATAAGGGTAGGGATTACGTTATCGGTTATAACGCTGACCAGGTTACCTATGGTAGGGATTACGGTTGTGGAGAGAACCTCGAAACCCTTTTCAAAAATGGGTTTTACTTTTTCCCCGATAAAATTAACCAGGTCTCCAACCCTGGGTAAAACGGTTTCTTTTATAAAATCCCCGAACCGGCCCAGGGCAGGTAAAACAACGGTCTGGAAAGTGTCAAAAGCCGAATTGACCACAGGGCTGACGTTTGTATCAAGCCAGCCGATAAAGGATTGAATCGGCGGTAAAACCTGGTCCAGGAAATCCTGCCCGAATTTGATAACCTTCGGGGCAGTATCCATTATGGTTTGAGCGATGGTACCGATTCCGGGGATTAAATCGGTTTTGATAAACCCGGTTACGGTGTTGACCGGGTCGGACAGGTCCACTCCAAAGACCTTGCCCAGGTCTACTACGTGCTGGCCGAGAGCATCTATCCCGCCTGGTAACCCGCCGGTAACAATCCCGGTAAACACATCAAGGGCGATATTTAAGGGGCTGACCGCCTGGTAAATGGCGAGCGCTTTGCCGGCCAGGTCGGTCAGGGTAGGCATGGCCGGGCCGATAGCCCCCTGGACCTTGGAGAAGGCCAGTTGCATGGTATCGACGACCTGGGCCGCCTTCTCGATGCCTGGCACCAGGACGGTATTTACAATGGTTGCTATACCATCAATGACCGGGTGAGCGTCCTGGGCAGCCTGAGCTACCCCGCCGATACTATCCGAAAACTTGATAGCTGGTTCGGGTAGGATAGCGGTTATTAAATCGCTTACAGCCCCTTTTAACGGGGCCAGGGCAGTCCCTAGCCGCCCCATTGTCCCTACCAGGCCATCCCAGCCCGGCGGTACCGTAAAACCAGAGCTAAAAGCCCCCTTAAAAATACCCCAGCCCTTGGAAAGGCCGTCAACTGTGGTTTTTACTTTATCCACAGCCAGGGAGACTTTAGGGGCTAACTGGTCGGCGAAGGGGCCCAGTTTGTTAGCCAGGTCAGAAATTTCGTCGTAGACTGCTCCGATAGCCGGGGCCAGGGCCTTCCCGAATTTAATTTGCAGGGTTTCAATTGAGCCCTGCATGTTCTGGAGCTTGCCGTTAAGGTTATCCGACATTACGGCGGCCATATCGGAAGCGGCCCCACCGGCTTCGTCTATGGACTTGGACATGTTGTCGAAGGCTTCCGGGCTGGCATTTACCATAGCCAACAGCCCGGCCATAGCTTCCTGACCGCCGAGCTTTTTGGCAAGGTCTACCTGCTGGACCTGGGAGAGCTTACCGAACTTGCTACGTAGTTCTAATAAAATATCCTGGAAAGGCCGGGCCTTACCGCTCGCGTCGGTCATTTTAAGGCCGAGCGTTTCCATAGCCGCCGCACTCTCAGCGGTCGGAGCGGCCAGGCGGGTAATAATCGAGCGAAGCGCCGTACCAGCCGAGCTACCCTTGATACCGGCGTTACCCATAAGGCCGATTGCCTTGGACATATCCTCGATACTGAAGCCGGCGGCCTGGGCTACCGGGGCAACATATTTCATTGTTGCGCCGATGTCCTGGATACTGACCGCGCTCGCGTTAGCGGTAGCGGCCATAAGGTCGGTTACGTGAGCAGCGTTTTTGACGTTGGTAGCAGTATCATTGGTAACCAGGTTGAAGCCGTTCATCGCTGACGAAAGAATGTCAGCCGACTTCGCCATGTCGAGCTGGCCGGCGGTAGCGAGCAGAACGACAGAATCAGCTGCCGCGATGGTGTCTTTAGCCTTAAAACCGGCGCTGGCAAGATTAGCCATAGCGTCGGCGGCCTGGCTGGCCGAGACCGGGAATTTAGCCCCTAACTCCAGGGCCTTGTCGCTCATCTGCTGGAGCTCTTCGGAAGTAGCCCCGGCTACCGCTGCAATCCCGGAAATTTTCTGAGAAAAATCGGTATAAACTTTGACGCTGTCAACGGTAAACCCTTTAGCAGCATTAACTCCAGCTTCGGCAGCTTTTAAACCGAGACTGGCAAGGGCGCCGGCAGCATCAAGAGCCAGGCTGCCAACCGTTTTAAGGCCGCTCGCGGCGGTACCCAGGGCCGCCTTGCCCATATCGGCCAGGCCCGAAGCAGCTTTACCGGCAGCCCCGGCAATCCCTGAGATAGTCGAAACAACCGCGCCCCCGGCGAAACCACCTACAGCGCCGGCTATACCCTTGATAGCCCCGCCGAAATTTATAATTGAGGTCTTTGCAGAATCGGTACTGGAAGAAATTTCCCTGGTAGTAGCGGAAAAGGTTGATTTGAATTCGGTTACATTTTTTGAAGTGGAAGTGAAATTAACGGTCTGAGTCTGGGCGTCTTTCATAGCCTTGCTCCAGGTATCCAGACCTGGAGCCATGCCCTTGACCGCCGAAGTAGCTTCTTTAATCCCGGAAGAGAAAATGTCGAACTGCAAGGAAAAGCCGCCGGCAGCCTCTCCGAATTTTTCAACGGACTTGGTTGCGGCGGTCATGGTGCCCTGGAAGTCGTCAAACCCCTGGGCTATAAACCTTACGCCAACATCTTCCATTTAACTTCCGGGTTTCCTTCTTTTAGCCTTTTGCCAGGCCAGAACGGCTTCCATTTGTCGCTCTATCCGGTAAACGGCTACCCTGTACGCCTGTTCATCAGGTAAGAGCTCCCAGAACTCTTCAAGTTTGTACCCCCACCAATGCGCGGCCAGGTCATAATCGAGCTGTGGATTAAACCTGAAACCGGACCGGGGGAGCACATACTTGAATATGTCCTTACCCTTGAATGTTGCCTGAAAAATTCTCGATAGCTTGCGCTATCGCTCCTTCGTCCGGCTTACTCCGACCCATAAGAGCCTGAGTAAGAGCTTGCAACTCGGCTTCGCTTTCAGGGAGAACATACCGGACATAGATATACCGGTCAGAGCCGTCACCTTTTTGAGTAAGGTCAACCGCGAACCGCTTCAACATAAAAATTTTGATAGCGTCCACAGCCTGCTGGTCTATGGGCGTGACCAGTTCAACGCCGAGTTCTAAAAGCAGGTCCGCGAAATCGTCTTCGGATTTCATTGACCAGGCTTTGAATTTTTCCCGGTAATCCGGGTCGGATTCGTTTTCTTCTTCCATGAAAGTGCCGTCACCGACGGCAATCTGACGGAGCGGGGGAGCTGGCCGGGGGTTTGCGCGTTGGACTTCCTGGACTAAAGCCGGGCTGACCGGTTTAATCCGAACTTCAACACCTTTGGCAAAGCGGAAATAGGATTTACCGTTGCGAATAAAAAGATTGCCAATAAGCGGTTTATTGGCAGAAGGGGTTTCCTGTGTCATCTGTCATCTCCTAAGCAAGTAGACCTGGCAGCTTAGCTGCCAGGTCAGGCGTATCAAGCTATTAAATTAGGCCAGCCGAGCCCATATAGACCATGCCGTCAGTCCCGTTCGCAGCGACTCCGGCAACGGCCAGGTTATTAGCCGCTATCGGGTCAGTTGCGTAAACAGGCACATTCAGGCGGTACGCGTTCGCCATAGTGCCGAAAGCATTAATGCGTGGTGCAATATTGGTCCAGCTAAAGCCGCCGTCATAAGTCGAGAAAATGCGAGCAGCCGGAGCTGTCGTTGAGTGCGAGAAATAACCGACTTCGGGAGTAGCCCAGACAATGTCCCGGACCTGGCCCGCGCCGTCTCCAGAAAAACGCTTCTGGACCCAGGTCTCACCCCGGTTTACAGTATAGAAAAGCCGACCGTCGTCGGTACCTACCCACCAGAAAGAAGGATTTTGCAGCGCTACCGCCTGAACGCCGACCGGGCCGGTCGTGGGGCTGGTAGTCGGAACACCCCAGACTTTACCGGAGTTATAAGTGACGATTACCGCCGAAGTGGAGCCGGTTGCGATAATGGTATTGTCCAGGCCGCGAATTCTGAGCAGGTTCGTGGTGACGGTTGCCCCGGCGTTGTTTACAACAACGCCCTGGGTAATATCGGTGCTCTTGTAAATGTAGCCGCCGTCAGCCGCAAAATAGACTTCATTAGTATTGGCTACATAAATATCGTTCGGGGCCCGGCTTGCCAGGTTGATAAAGCCGGTCGTAACTTTGGCCCAGTTGGCCGAGTTCGGAACACCGGTATTGTTGTTAATATCGGTGTAATAATAGCCGCCCTGGTTCGCACCGCCGGCGGTCTTCGTCACAACGACCAGGTAAGAACCAACAACGTCAATAGCCGAAGGGATTTCGGCGTTCGCGCCCAGGGTCAAGATATACTGGGTCCAGTTTGCGCCGTAATCGGTCGAATAGACCACAATCGGCTTCGCGGCGGCAGCGCCGTCAACCGCCGCGTAAATGAACCGGCTGCCGTCGTTCGAGATACCGCAGTTCGCGTCACACTGAATTTGAGAACCGTAGCAAATATCTTCAACCTTGATAGCGGTTACGGTGCCGATACCCGCCGGGCCGAAATTCAAAACACCCACAGGGTACGGGTTCCGCCCCCAGGTAATGTCCAGCGAGCCTTCCAGCCGGTCGTTACCTTCGAAACTGGTCCGATCACCCAGGTCAACCTTTTTGACGGTGCCCTGGCTGTAAATCATCACGTACTCGGACCAGCCGCGCAGGAAGTCACCGGGGTCTTTGCAGGTGCCGACCAGTTCATAGAAATTGGCTTTGCAGCCAAAACCCATGAGCTGCCGGGGGATACCGCCTTTTCTTTCGGAGAAAGTAACGGTAGCGGTCGGCAGGCTCGGCGCGGTCGTCATAATGGCCGTAGGCGTATACTGGCCGACCCGGCGCGGGTCGTTCATAAAAGAGGCGTTAACGTCCCCCAGGAGTTCAATTCCGGCGCCTTCAATCTGAATGTAGCTCATATCAGAGCCGCCGAAAAGCCGAGCCTGTTCAGGACCAGGGCCGCCAGGCTGGTAAAAGGCTCTTAGATGCTGTTGTGTGTTGTGCTGTTCAGCAGTACCAATTCCCATTTTTTAACCTTCCTTCGAAGTAACTAATTGCCTAAACCACCTAGAATTCTTTGATTTTTTACCTGGTGCCAGGCCGCTATCTGGCCTTCCCTGGTACCGAACGGGTTTTTAAGGTCGTCGTTATCAATCCTGGAAAACCCGCCCTGGCCGTTACCGGTAACCGCCCGGTCATTCTGCCAGTGTTCTACTTCCAGGCTTTCACACGGGCAGAGCGGCGCGGCAATATCGGCCAGAGCCAGCCGGGCTATTGTGGCTTTCCACTTATTGAGGTCGTCACCCGAAATAAAATTAACCGTATAAAAGGCCGAAGAAACCGAGCAATAACAGACCGGGGCCGCGTCAAA